CGGCCTTCCGCCGCCGCTGGGAGGCGATCTACCACCGCAGCACGGCCTCCGGCCGCGCCCTGGGGGAGAAGGTCCGGAACCACCGGTACAGCATCACGCTCGACTTTTACCCCACGCCGCACATCCTCCGCCACACCTATATCACGCGCCTGATCCTGGGCGGCGTGGATCTCAAGAGGGTGCAGTACCTCGCCGGTCACGCGGATCCGAAGGTCACGCTGCAGATCTACACCGACCTCATGGGCCACGCCCCGGAGGATCTGATCGCCGACGTCGACCGCATCTTCTCGGAGTAGTTTGTACCCCCGGCGTACCCTTAACGCCCGGCGTACCCCTTCCAAAACGTGGATTTTGCGGCCGACTTTGCTGCCGTTCGCAAACCTTCGCAAGCCCGCAAACCATTGCGGCGCAGCCGATTCTGGAAAACTGAGGTTTTTCAACGCCTCCGGCCATCCCGCCCGGATGTATTTCGTAATCAGCAGGTCGTGTGTTCGAGTCACATTACCAGCTCCACGTAAAAACCCTGTATCCTCAATGGATACAGGGTTTTCGCTTTATTCGTCAGGGGTACGTTTTGCGGTGGCGTACCCCCAAAAGTACCCCCAGCGCGTCAATTCAAATGATTCTCGTCTTTGTTGTACTGGGCTGTGCTGATGCCCAGGAGAGCGCCCAGCAGGGTGCAGATCACCGCCGAAGTCTTGGCCACCTCGTCCGCGTAGGGCCAGCCCCAGACGGAAGCAAGGCCGACGTAGGCGGTTGCGAGTGCCGGGATCACGATCATCGTGATCCACTTAAGGATGTCGTACAGACCGTCATTGAGTTTCATTTTGCTCCTCCTTGTGTGTAAGGAATCCGCCCTTTGCTTTGACCTTTGCATAGGTGGTTTTGATGTGCTCCATCGCGGCGGTTCCTCGGTTGTTTTTGAAATCCCTGTGTGCTGCACAGTATGTCTCGTAAAAGTCGATATCGTCCAGGACGTCCTCGTAGTGGCTCTCGGAGTGCTTTCGCCCCTCGCAGACCTCATCATAGAAGCGGAGGATCCGGTACCGGGCGAGCTTGGCGTTGGTCTCCTCGTCGTCGAGGATATGCTGACTCAGGGTGTCGCGCACGTCGGTGACCTCTCGTTTCGTGGCGGAGATGTCGGCAGCGATCTCGTCACGCATCGCCTGCAGGCTGTCCTGGGTCTTCTTGCGGTTGCTGATGATCGTCGGGATGATCGTCACGACGGCCACGAGCACCGGAGCCACGGCAGTAAGCAGACGGATCCAGTTATCCATTGGACTCACCCCTTTCTAAATACTGGACAAAGCCTTCCAAAAATTCCGGCGTCTGCAGGTACGCCGCCAGCGCGGCGAGGGTGTCCCGGATATCCGGCGCGGGATCCTGGGCGGCGGGAAGCTCGTCCAGCATGCTGTCGATCACGGCCATGGTGACCGGACCGGCCTCGCCGTCTACGGGAGTGATGTTGTGTGCCTCCTGGAATTTGGCCACCGCGACGAAGGTCTTCGTGCCGTACTGGCCGTCCGTGCCGCCGGTGTCGTAGCCGAGCTTGACCAGCTTCTGCTGCAGCTCGCGCACATCCTCGCCGGCCATCCCTTTTTTGAGGACCGAGCGTTTGGGCGCTGCCGGGATGCTGCCGGCGTTCGCTCCGGTGTAGCGGAGGACGCAGTCCCATGGGCCGTTATAATACGGCTGCACCCGGATCTCGTTGCCGCTCCGATCGCCCTGGACGCTGTTGCCCTCGCTGCTGCGGGCGTGGACGAGCTGCCCGTTGCCGATGTAGGTCGCCGTGTGCCGCGCGTGATTGAGCAGCACATCGCCGGGCTGCATCCCGGCGCCGGTGGCGAGATCCACGCTGCCGGTCACGTCCTGGAAGCCGCAGCGGGTGAACACGTCGTACATGTTGCCGGTGTACGTCGCCCCGGCAGTCTTGACCGGCACGCCTGCTTGCTCCCAGGCGGTGATCACAAACGAGCTGCAGTCATAATCCGGACCCCAGCGGTCGGCCTGACTGTAGCCGTGCCGGTTGTCGGCGGCGGTCTCCAGCTGCCACGCCACGGCGCGCTGGATCGCGCCCGGCGCGTCTGGATCCCCAGCCTCAGACGTGGGATCCTCGGCCTGCGGCGGCAGGTGGTCCTCGTCCTTCCAGATCGGGAGGCCGAAGTCTCTGGGGTCATACGGCAGCTCCGCTGCACCTTTGTACTCGAAGTCTCGCATGTTTCAATCCTCCGTCAAAAGGCCGGAAACGTCTTTTTCGTCATCATCCATGATGTCCTCCGTGACGTAAAGTAGTGTCCTTTAAGATAACTTGGCGTTGATGCGTCGCTCGATTTCCTCGGCGCTCATGTTCGCAATGGCGAAGCTGTAACGATTGGGGATGACGTCCTCAATCTTCACACCGAGAAACTTGGCGATGATCTCGCGCACATCCTTGCTTTCAAGCGTCACCGTTGTCTTCAAGCTTCGTATACCTCGCCCGTGATTTCCTCATACTCGGCTGCGGTGATCCAGCCTTTCACAACGGCGTTGCGCACCATTTCCCCGTTCCAGAGACCGTTGTCGTAGTACCTCTTCACAAGTTTAAATTTCTTACTCATCTGTGCTCTCCTCCTCGGTCGGGATTTCGATGTCAGACATCATGGAAATGTAATCGATGTTCGCAGCGTTCTTAACGGCAGCGGCTTCGGCGTTGTCAAGTCTTGCGCGTTCCATAGGACTCATGCCTCGGTTGATAATGATTTGCATTATTGTTCACCCCATAAATCAAGATAGTAGGCGTCCATCTTTTGGAGCAGATTGTAAGAGTTGCCCTTACTGGCGTGGTTACGCCACGCCGCATAAGACTCGTCCACCTTTTCACGTGGGAGATAGCCCCTCTTCGACTTTGCTACAAGGCGGCGTAGCTTCTTCCGCTCTCGTTTCACATTCTCCGGCCTGACGAGCTTTAATACCTTCCCGGTGTCCGTGAGCCTGTAGATGAAGCCAAGGAACTCGATGCCATCAGACAGGCTATAAATCCTTGTCTTCTTCTCGTTAAGCTCAAAGTCAAGCTGTGTCAGTTGCTCCCGGATTTCAACCATGCACCGCTGCAAGTATTCTCTGTCATGGCTGATAATCAGGAAGTCATCCATATACCGGATGTAAAGCTTCGCGTGAAGCTGTTCCTTAACAAAGTGGTCAAGCTTGTCCAAAATGGATATGCCCGCAATTTGTATCAGTTGACTGCCGGGGTTGTAGCCTTTATTTCCTTCATACTGTTCTCTGAGAATCCGGCAAACCATAGCGTAAACCTCGGGCGGCAACCGATCTTTGAAAAGTTGTTCTGTTGCTGCATGGCTCATGTTTGGGTAATAACCATGTATGTCGAACTGCGCTACATAGCCATCATGTCCATGCTTTCTGTAGTATTTGTGGAGAAATTCTGTAAGCCTGTTACGTGCCGCGTCTGTACCTTTGCCTTTCTGACAAGCGAAGTTGTCATAGATGAAGCTGTTGCTCATGACAGGATATACCGCATTGTCATTCAAGCTCCTTTGGAACACGCGGTCACGAAAAGTAATGCTTGCGATTTCTCTCGGTTTCGGAGATGTAATCCTGAAATGGATCGGCGGCCTTGCTTTATACGTGCCTTCGTGAAGTTCCCGGCTGAGTTTCATTGTGCGTTCAATGCCGTTCATGCAGAAAGAAGCAACGCTGTCTTTCCAGATAACGCCCTTTTTACATTTCCACATCGACTCATATAAAGGGGCAAAACCGATAATCGATTCAAGGATTGAAGTATCTGTGTTCACAGTCTAACCGGCTCCTTTTGAAGTCGTACACATCACAGATTAATTGTTCGCCCTTTCGGGCTGGGGATTCGGCTCCTTGCGTCAAAGGTCGGTTTGCAGCTTCTTACAGAAGCGCTTTTATAACCGTTGGATGAAGCAATCGGGGCAGCCGCGATTCGCGTTCGTCGCGTTGTTGTTGTTGGCATTACCGCTGGTGTTCACATTCCATGTATTGTTGGCATTGCCACGATTCGCGGAGCGCAAACGGCAGTTCTGGGCTTACAGCCTACACCCATTTTTTATTTGAACTTTGCTGAATACCGCTTCAAATCCGACTCTCTCCACGCCCGGATCAGGTTCCTCGTTTCGATTGTCTTGCCAGCCCAATACGTCACTCGCTTTGTACTCAAGTGAAAAATTCGTTTTGCTACTTCTATCAGGCTCAACAAAATGTTGCACTTGATAGCGGCTTTCTCCTGATACATCGTCCTTTCGCGCAGATCATCCACACTGTTTACCAGTATGTTGTTCGCGCTCCAGCACAGCGTGTGAATATCAATCGCTGCCTCGACTATCCGATTCGTAAGTGCCTCCTGAAACTCCTGGGTGAAGTTTTTCTTATTTGCCGTGATTTGCAGGGTATAACAGCAGAGGTCATGCGCTTTTACGCAGACTTCCAATTTTCCATGTGTACGTTGATTTACTGGTACTGACATTCATTCCTCCCACGGCGGCTCATGAGCGCCGCCGATGACGAGATTAGCAGATGACGCAAGCGGGGCAGCCGCGATTCGCGAACGTCGCGCCGTAGTAGCCGCTGGCACTACCGCTGGTGTACACATACCATGTAAAGCTGGCATTGCCACGATACGCGGAGCGCAAACGGCAGGTCTGGGCACTGGTACGTGCGTCGTAGGCGTAGCGGATGTGGTGAGCGTTGGCGCCGTTACCGCCCTGAATCTGCGGAGAGTCAAGTCCAAGTCTTTCCTTCCAGTAAGGCCAGTACGCGCCCTCAACGCCAGCCGCCTGCGGCACAATATACTCCTGTTCGAGTGACGGGAGGAAAAATGTATCATAGGTATCTTCGCTTGCTCCGACATCTGTATCAGATACAGTGTTCAGAGCAGTCGTAACTTTGATCCTCCCAAGGACTGCCAGGAAGTCAGATTCAAAGCCCTTCATAAAACCGGCAAGCGTTGCAAGCTGCTGTGCGGGTCTGTCAGCATTATCGCTTGCTGCCCACCACTGTCCAGCGACAGCATCGCTGTTCAGCCACTTGCGCATGGAGGAGAACGCCCAGCGGTTGTAACCGTATCCACAGGACTGCAAATTGCCTTCGCCGTTCGCATTGTACTTTGCAGAACTGGAAAGCGTGAACAGTGGTGTACCACTTTCAACAGCAGTCACTGCAAGATTCGTTTCAAGCGGCGTGGTGCTTCCGACAGTTGAGAACGTATGCACCTTCCAGTTTGCCGGCGCTGTATCTGGCGCAGCCCATGTATAGAAATCATTGTTTCTTCCGATCACAATCTGACCGCCAGCCGGAATCTCCTGAGTAGTCGTGAACTGATACTTGCCAGCCACCGCCTGACTCCATGTGTTCGCAAGCTCAAAAATGTAAGTACCAGCGGCAAGCGCTTCCTGGCAATAATACGCTGCTCTGGACGCGCCGAACTGAACGCCGTCCATAGCGTAATGGCTTTGCAGCCAAAGTCCGGGAACGGGGTCGTTTGAGCCAGATTTAAGCACGGGGTCAAATGAGACAACATCAAACGGCAGCTTGTGAACGGTTTCGCCTTTTTGCCAGTTGACTTCAAGCTGATCGCCGATTTTGAAATACTGCTGTGCAAGCCCACGTTTGACAAGCTCCTGAATCTGACCCCAGTTGTCAAAGACCTGTCCGCGAACCAGAACGTGGAGCAGATCAACGCCCTCTCTAAGAGTGGCTTCGGTTGCTACTTTACCCATTATTCGTGTCCTCCTCTACTTGGCACAAATCGCCGTCTTCGTCGAGATAAAAGCCGAGATGCCAGATGGCGTCCTCTTCCTTGCCGGACTTTAAGTGGTTCTTTAAGTCACCAATATCAGACGTGTTCTGGGCGATCTGCGCGGCGCTTTGTGCGATGCTCTGTGCGGCAGCTTCTGCGGCATTCTGCGCGTCCTCGGCTGCTTTCTGCGCGGTCGTGGCTGCGGTGGATGCGTTGCCCGCTTCGGTCGCGCTCTGAGCTGCTTCTGTCGCAGAACCGCTTGCAGCGGTGGCGCTGGCGGCGGCGCTGGTCGCGCTGCTCTGTGCTGCCGTGGCTGAACCAGCAGCAGCAGAAGCGGAGTTTTCCGCCGCGTTTTTGGATGCCGTCGCGCTGCTCGCGGACTGTGCGGCGCCGTTTGCGGATGCCGCAGCATCGCGCTCGCTCTGGGCTGCCGCAGATGCACTGGCGGCGGCGTTTCTTTCGCTGTCTCGGGCTGCCGTCGCGGATCCGCCTGCCGCCGTGGCGCTTGATGCGGCGCTGGCGGCGTGGCCCTGGGCTGCCGCAGCCGAGGATGCCGCCGCGGTTGCGGAACCGGCTGCGGCGGTTTCGGATGCTGCCGCGCTGGCCTGGGACTGAGAAGCGCCGGCTGCGGCGGCTGCCGCATTGTTCTCGCTCTGCGCTGCTGCGGCCGCCGCTTCTTCGGCGGCAGTTTCGGAGGCAGCGGTAAGCCATGCGTAATACTTCGCGTTGTTTTCAAAGGTCGGGTCCGATGACGGCACGGGATCGCCGCCGCGTTCGCCGACGGCCCACGCCTCTGCGTTGCTCTCGCTCTGCGCGGCATCCTGGGCGCTCTGATCGGCAGCCTCGGCGTTTTCCCTGGTGTCAGCCGCCTGCTGCTGCATTTCGCCCAGCAGCTCCTCCAGACGGTTCAGCAGATCCTGCCAGGGATCGGCATCATCGTCGGACCGGATGCTTTTCCCGACGTAGAACTTGAAAACGGCGCTTTTTTTCTTTTTGTCCTCCGGCGTGAAAATGAACTGCGCCACGCCGGGGCCTCTGCGGGCGGTGTCCACGTCGGAGATCGTCCAGCGTGCTGTCGTGCCGTCGATTGTGAGCAGCGGCGTGTAGGGGGCGGTGTCGCTCGCGCGCATGATCTCCAGAGTGATCGCTCCCGCGCCGTACTCCTCCGCCCACGAGGAGAAGTCAAAGTCGACAGCCTCCACGCTGTCTTCGCCGGCGTAGCCGAGCAGCAGCGGTGCGTCCGTGCAGCCGATCTGGGCGGCGTCGATCGTGATAATGTTCATGGTCCATCCTCCTTAAACGATCTTGCCCAGCACCACGATGGTGCCGGAATCTCGCGCGCAGAGCACGCGGTCGCCGGCCGTGATGGTGGCCGAGGCGAGGCGGCGGTAAGCCTTGCGCGTGGGCTGTGTCTGGTTCGGCAGGATCAGCGTCACGCCATCGGCGGTGACGGCGGCGGCCTGCGCGGTAAAAATCTGCTTTTCATTCAAGGTTGTACACCACCCTCTCAATCGTGTGCGTCATGCGACCGCCGGGTGTGAGCTCCATGTCGTAGCTGCGGGAGACGCCGATCGCGTTAAAGCCGGGGTCCGTGACGATGCGCTTGCCGCGCTTTGTGTACTCAACCCAGGTCCGCGGGCGCTGGTGCATCGCCACGGCGTCGCCCACGCCCCAGCCGGGCATGAGCCCGGTGGAGATGGTGACAGTCTCGCCGGTCAGCAGGCTGTCGTTTCGGAGTCGCTCCGCGTATTCCTGCAGCGCCGCCTGTGAGGCAATGTTGTCCACAGTGGATACGCTCACGATCTCGCGCCCGCGGCGCACGGTAGAGATGGGGCTCTGCGGGTTGTCGTTGACGGCCACGGCGACCATGTTCTCGCTCTTTTCGGGGTTTGCGCAGAAGACGATGAACTTGTTGGGCGCCGAGAAGGTGTCGTTTGTGCGCGTGATCGGCAGCACCACCAGGGTCTCCGGATCCGCGTCGTCGAGCGTGTGCCGGATCTGGGCCGCCTCCGGGATGGAGGCGGGTTCCAGGACGGCGGTGCCGTTTTCGTCAAAATACAGGGGCTTGTAGTTGATCTCCGCGAGCAGGGCGTTGACAATGGTCAGGAACGGCGTGCCGGCGGGCCAGTCTTCTCGCGGCTCTGTGAAGGCTGCGCTGTTCGGCGTCGTGACCACCGTATTGATGCCCGAGGCGGACAGGAGCTGCTCCACGGCGTCGAGGTAGAGCGTGCCGCGCGGCCAGTAGACCGGCGCGGCGCTGTTGGTGTCCAGCACGCGCTGGCTGCGATCGTACGCCTGGATATTCACCCGGCTCACGGTCTCCACGCTCACGCTCTGCGTCGTCGGGATAAAGACGCCGAGGGGGTAGGGCAGGCCGTTCACGATCATGACCGGCTGGATCTCGTCCGTGAGCCAGTTGATCTCCATCGGCAGCCCGTCCACGTCGGTCGCTATTGGCGAGAACGTGCCGGAGAAGCTCATCTTGATCTGCGCGTCGTCTTGCATGCGCACATGCGGCGCCGTGTCCTCCGGAGCCCGCAGGCGAGCGTAGAACGCCCCATCCCGCAGGAGATTGAACTGGAAGGACACGCGGCGCTGGGACTTAAACGCTGCCCGTTTCATCGATGAAATCCCCCCAGTCAATCTGCTGCAGCGTGCAGCGGTAAGCCTTATAGAAGCGCATGTCGTTGAGATCGTAGCCCTCCAGTACGCCGACCACCACCGGGCCGCCCGGGCTCTTGAGGATGACGTTTTGTCCCAGCAGTGCCTCGAAGGCGTCGGCCGCGGCTTTGTCCGTCTGCAGGTAAGCCACGTCGAAGGACGCTGTGATGGTCTCGTTTTCGCCGATCTCAGCGGCGGGGAAGACAGCTCCGGCGTACTGTGTGTATGCCACCTGGCGGTGGCGGGAAAAGCTCACCGCGCGCCGGCTGTTTTCGCTGAGCTTGAGAGGGGTGAATACCCCGCTTTCAAACGGCGCGATCATTGGGCACTTGACCGATGCCGTGCCTGTGATCGGACGGACTGACGCATTTGGGGCGTAGTAACCATCTTGAAGCGTTTGCACCGCGGTGTATACGTGCTCCCCTAAGACGGTGCGGTCAATAAAGCTGGGCTCATAGGTTTTGCCGATCAGCTCGCCGTCGCGGTAGATGAGGAAGTACCCGTAATCCGGGGGGAAAAAACCGGAAATCAATGGAGATCTCATCGTCGGTTCGGCAAAAGTAAACTTCGCCGCGCGGGAATATACCTCTATAGGTTCGTCCCTATAATCCCAAATGTGGAAACGGAACTCATTTCCGTTTGAACTCGACAGGACATTTCCGTCGAGCGAATACGTGAGCCTTCTCGCCCCTACCCCTGATGTTTTGACGCTCGTTGCATTCTGCCACGCCGATTGAGAATTTTCCCGCCATTCGACCTGCCAATGGAAAAGTTTTTGCCGCGGCACGATTCCGCAGCTGAAGATTGCGGGGGAGCTTGTGTCTGTAGTTTGAAAATCCTGCGGCTGCTCAGTGATAATCGGGGCGAGATGTGACGTAGCGAGGTCTACATCAACACTCACACCGTCGTGCGCGAATATATGGGCACGTGTATTAGAAACGTTCGTCACGGCGACATTTCCCTCGGCCCATTCACTCCAGAGCCCGTATCGGTTCTGAGCGCGCACGCGGACGATGTAGCTGCCGTCCGGCAGTGGCTCCGTGAGCGTAAAGCTGCGCACGTTCTCGCCGTAGTATGGGCCGTAGGTTTCGCCGTTGATCTCCACCTCATACGCCTGCTGTTCGTCTACCTGCCACGAGATGGTCAGGAAGGGTTTGCCGTCGCCGAGGACGCCGGTGACGATAGGCGCGGAGAACGAAATGAAGCTGACCGGATCCGACCACGGGCCGGCCGTTCCGCTCTCGTTGTAGGCGCGCACGCGCCAGGTGATGGTCCCGCCCGGGAAGGTTCCCGCGGGGACTTCGGTGCGGGTCTCGCTGCCCGGGATCACCGGGAGCGGCGTCCAGATCGTTCCGCCGTCGGTGCTGTACTGGATCTCTGCCTGTCCCTGCGGCGAGCCGTCGACGCTTCCGTATGTCCAGATAAAGGTGATGGGCCCGCTGCCGCTCTCCAGCGTGTTGATGGGGGACACGGGAGCAGCTTCGACGGCTGCGTTGAGCGCGGTCAGCGTGTAGGTCTCGGTCTGCGTCGTTCTGTCCGTGTTATCGGTTGCCTCGGCGTACCATTGGATAGTGCCGGAGGGGAAGGTCCCCGCGGGGATCACGACGCTGGCCTGGTTCCCGTCTGGCGTCATGGCGACGGCCGTGAAATTGCCGCTCTCGCCGCTGCGCCAGTACATTGTCGCCGCGGTCACGGTGAACGGAGCCTGGACGATGGAGCTCGCCTGCAGCGCGACGGTAAAACTCCGGCTGCTGGTGGCGTTGTAGATGCCGCTGGTCGGGCTGTTCACGGGGACGACCTGAGAGACGGCGCTATATGTGACGGTGACGGTCGCCTGCTTGTAAGCGCTCCAGCCGGCGTAGCTGTCGCTCACGCGGACTCTCCAGATCAGCTTGCCGGCGGGCAGTTCACCGGCGGCTGCGTCGTACCGGGTCTCGGCGGAGCTGCTGTCGATGATCTGCGTCCATGTGAGGCCGTCGTCGAACGAAAAATCTAACTGCGTGCCGTTGACGCTGCCGCCGCCCTGGGTGATCGTCCAGGCGAATGGGATCTCACTCCCGCCGTCGATGCTGCCGGTAGTTGGCGTTGTGAGCGTCACGGAGGCGGCCGGATACTGCACCGAAAAACTGCGCTGCACCCAGTTGCTCTCGATACCATAGGAGCTGGTGACCTTGATGTGCCAGTACACGGTCCCCGCCGGGAATTTAGCCGCGGGTGCTGTATAGGTCTGAGCCGTTCCGACGGTTGTCAGGGCCTTCCAGTTTGCACCGTCGGTAGACCATTGGAGCTCCGCCTTTGCCTGAGTCCCTACACCGGATGTCTGCCAGGAGAATGTGATCCCCTGGGCGCCGTTTTGGGATCCGCTCGGGAGAATAATAGACGGCGTGAGCGCCGGGACATTCGTGTACGTGATGGCCGCCGTGCTTGGAAGTGAAAGGTAGAATGAATACAAATCACTCGGCTCGGCTTCTACGTCCAGCTCAAATGCGATATAAATATAATCTTTTACGTCAAAGGACAAACCGGTGAAATCGAAAGAAATGACTCCCGCTTCAAAGTTGCTCTTTGAAAGAAAAGTAATCGGCGTGCCCGTTTCTGGATCGTCTTTGTACAGTTTAGCTGTGAGCGTAGACTTCACAGTCGTTTCGTAGGAGTACCTTGGCTTAACGGTTACGCTGATAGTAGCGCGAGAAACGCGCATCGGCCCGGTTGGGAAACGTTCACATATTATATCACTGTCCCAAAAAAGGTAATCGCCGGGTGCAGTATTCCATTCTCCCCAGCTTCCGCCTAAATCATGAAACTTATACGCGCTTGCATTTACGTTTTTATTAGCCATACATCCGCCCCCTTATCTGCATGCCGCTGAGCTCTGCGAGGATCCCGCGCAGCATGGCGGTGTTTTCGCTCATGATTCGCTCGAGCGCGCGCGTATCGCTGCCGCCGGCCGCTGCTATCTGCGAGCTCTCCTGGCTGGAGTAGATCTGCGAGCCGCGAGGCAGGCGCACAAGCTCCGGCCCGCCTTCGCCGACCCATGTCAGGCCGCCGCGCCAGTTTTCGTCGCCGGCGGCGTTGTAACCGTAATCTGCCGCCCCGCCGAATCCGTAGTCCTCGTACCCGGTGACCTCCGTGTGCTCAGATGTCCATGTGTTAAGCTCGCTCAGTTTTTGGACGGCCCATTCTGCGCCGGTCGCGACCAGATTCAGCGCGCCGGCAAGCCCCTCCACGAGCCCATTGAGCACGGGAAGCACGTTTTCCAAAAGGTCGAGGCCGATCTCAGCGAGACGCCCCAGCGGTCCCACGCAGTCGCCCAGGCTGTCGACAATGCCCGAATTGGTGAATGCCTCTCCGGCGCGCTCTGTGAGATCGCCGAGCTTGGACATAGCCTCCTGCGAAACCGGCGCGAACTCCACCGCGATCTGCTGCTTCATGCGCTCTATTCTCGCCTGGTACTCTTCGTGGGCGTCGTCCAAAGCGCCCAAAGTAGCAAGCTCTTCCTCGCTGGCCACGTCCGCCGCCTGCATGCGGGCTTCAAGGGCCTCGCTGCCGGCGTCGATGAGCGGCTTTAAGTCCGCGTAGGACTTGCCGAAGAGGTCGTTGGCCAGCGCGTCGCGCTCCGTGGCGTTCTCGACTTCGCCCAGGGCGTCGATGACGTCCTTAAAGGTTTCCCAGTTGTTGCGGAGATTGCCGTCCGCGTCCGTCACGGAGACGCCCAGCGCCTCGAAGGCTGCCGTCTGCTTTTCTGCGCCGTCGCGGGCCGCGTCCATGCTCGCGGTGAGCTTGACAAGGCTCTTGTCGATGCCGTCAAAATCAAGGAATTTGGAGGCGTAGTCCAGTTGCTGCAGCAGGGTGGTGTCAAGACCGGTCTGGGACGAGCGAGTGAGAAGCTCGTCGGCCTTTGATGCCTGCTCCAGGGTCATCTCATTGAGAGCCTTCACGGCCTCGATCCCGGCCTTGATGCCGTCGATCGCAAGCTTCACCGCGCCGATGCCGGCAGCCGCCACGCCCATGGCGGCGACTGTCCCGGAGGAAAACCCGTCCACATGGTCGAGCGCGCCTTTGATGCTGTCCGGCAGATGGATGCCGAATTTATCGGCGAGGCCGGAGACCTGATCGCCCAGCGTGGCCATTTTCTGCCCGGCTTCCTGGGTCTCGTCCCCCTGCTGCGCGATCTCTTTGTTGGTCTCATCCAAAGCGCGGCGGAGACGAATCTCCTGCGTTTCGGCGGCGTTGAGCTGGATCTGCCACTCCTGGGTCCGTCTGTCCGCTTCGCCGTACTGCGTGGCGGCGTTCTGCAGCGCTGCGCGCAGGGTTTTGACCTTGTCCTCCTGCTGCTGGAGCTGCCGGCGCAGCACGTCGCCTTTGGCGTTGAGGGCCTCGATGCTGTCCTCGTTCCCCTTGAACTGTTCACTGACGAGCTTGAGCTCGGATGCAAGGACCTGATTGCCCTTGTTGAGCTCGCTGATCGCCTGTTTATATTCTTTTTCGCCGTCGATCTCGATCTTGAGGCCGACTTTGCGCTGATTTGCCATTTAAAAACCTCCCATCTGAGAGAGTGCGGTGTATATGCCCAGCTCTTCGCCCGGCGGCGTGTCCACAGTGGGCCCGCGCCGCGGCTTGAGCCTGCCGAAGTGCGCGTCGAACAGGGCGATCAGGCGCGCCGGGCACATCTCGCGCCAGAACACGCGCTCCGGCATGTGAAGCTCAAACAGCCAGATGCTCAAAAACCGGGCGAAGTCGATGGAATCGGACTCCGCCCGGCCTGTCAGTTTCCCGGCGTCGGCTCCGGCTGCTGTGTATTTTCGCCCACGTCGCCCGATTTCGGGGGCGTGAGCGCGTCCAGGACAAGACCAAGGATCTCGGCCTGGGGAACGTCTTCGGCCCGCAGGACGCGGCCCAGAGCCCGCCACGTGAACGCGAGGGGCATACCGTCGTCGCCGGTCCAGTTCTGCTCGTCCGCATAGTCGGTCATCATGGCCGCCAGATACATCAGGCAGCTTTTGAGGCCGGCCTTGCCGGAGAGGCTGGTGGAGATCCGCCCGCCGCTGGCTTCCTGGACATCGGCCAGCACGTTCATGTTGCAGCGGAGCTTGTAGGTCCTGCCCTCAAACGCGAAGGGCAGTTCCTTCTGTCGAATGTCCATAGCTCCCCCTTATGCGAAGCACGCCTCGCACCACGCTATCGCCTCGGCCTCGCTGTCCAGGATGGCCACGTCGCGGATGACGTGATCGTCCGTGTCGTCAGGGAGGAAGCGGCCGGTAGTGGTGGGCGTCTGGAAGCTGATGTTGCTGTCCCGGGTCGCCAGCGTGGTGTTCGGGCTCGAGAACTTTACGCAGGGGACGAAGATCGCTGCCCACTTTTTGACATGGTTGATCATGTCAGGGGAGTAGACCGCAAAGCCCACATAGGGCGCGTCGTCGGAGCTTGTATCCGCGACGCTGGTGATCGTCTTGGTGGTGTCGACGCCCTGGTCGTTCTTGTAGGTGATCGAACGGGTCTTTTCCTTGTTCCCGAAGGCGAGGACCTTCATCTCGGGCGTGAAAAAGGTCGCCTCGAAGGTAATGGAGCCGCCGATCGCCTCGCGCAGATATTCGCGCAGACCGTCGCAGCCCCAGAGCTCTGCCTCCGCAAACTGCAGCTGCAGATCCGCCGCGCGGGCGCAGCCGCCGGAAACCGGCGTGTCATAAGAGACGTCACCGTTGGCGTTAACGTTGTATTTCGCGAGGGTAGCCCCGCGAAGGCCGATTCTTGCCATGTTGTTGCTCCTTTCATTGGGCCATTAGCCCTGCTCGAAGGTTTCGACCATCCAGTCGCCGATGATCTTCTCGCCCGGGTCGGAGATCTGATCGCCGTACTGCTCACCCGCCTGCCGGATAAAGGGCCGGGCGGCCTGTCCTTCTTTGCCATATTCGTTAATAAACGCGATCTCGCTGTTTCGCGTGGTGGTGTTGCCGCGCCGGCGGCTTCCGGAGAAGGTGACCTCGCAGTAGCCGCCGCCGTCGGTTTGTTTTGGTTTCGTGTGCGTGATCTTGTCCAGTATGTGCTGCCCGCTTTCCGGGTCCCGCACGCCCATGCTCTCGCCGGTGCGCCGCACGGCGTCCTCGCCGGCCTCGGCCATCTGGTCAAGCGCACGCTGCGTCACGTCCCAGGGCACGTCGCCGAGTTTTGCGAACATGGCGTCGACCTCAGAGAAGCCCTCAACGCTAACACGAGCCATAATCGACTCCCCCGTCGCAGTAGTCGCACTCGATGGCGTAGTGCTGCCCGTGCTCACTGTGGGCCGGGTTGATGTCCGGGCTCGTGAAGTCTGCCGCCGCGAGCGCGAGACAGATCGCCTCGAGCATGGGGTTCGGGTTCTTTTTGTCCGGCAGGTAGTAATGCACCTGCACCAGGTAGCGCGCCGCCGTGGCGTAGTCGCCGCCGTGCGCGGCGCCCAGCATGGTGTAGTTGGTCACGATGTACTCAAGTTCCGGCCCGGTGTACTTGTTCGGGTATACCGGCAGGCCCAACGGCTTGAGCGCCGTCTGCAGGGCGCTGTCGCAGCTCATCTCACCACCTCCGACAGGATCAGCGTGGTGGTGTCGAAGGACGCGGGGAAGCTGCGGATCACGCGGTAGCGGCGGCCCTGATACTCTGCGAAGCGCTCGCCCTCGTAGTCAACGCGCTGCAGCTCCACGCTGTCGGTGGCCTGCAGGCCCTGCTTATTGGAGAGGTAGAACTCGTTCTGACTCACGCCTTCCTCCCAGTTGCAGAAAAGCGTCCGCCGCTGGGCCGGCTCCACGCCGTAGCCCTCGGAGTCCTGGTTATCCGCGAAGCTAAGCAGATCCACCTCGTCGCTCCACGGGGTGTGGTACAGGCTTCTCATGTCTCCGCCTCCTGGGCTTTCTCGCCGAAGATCCGGTTATTGAGTGCAAGCCGCAGCATGCGGCCCATGGGCTCCTGCGTCACGCGACAGCGCCAGCGCCACTCGGCATACATGAGGACCAGGTTGCGGTCCCGCGCTGTCTGCTGCAGCGTCGCGCCCTCGGCGGTGATCTCCTGGATGGCGGTCCGGATCTGATCCGCGAGCCGCTCATCGTAGGCGTCGGACTTAATGCCGAGATCAACTTTCATCGGCACAAGCAGTTCCTCCGCCCGCAAATCGCAGTTTGTCATGTTCCGCCCTCCTTTGTGAGAGTGTGCTCCGGGATGAAATCCCGGAGCGTTTTATCAGCCGTTGGCGGTGTCCTGGGCGAAGGTCACGCCGGTGGCGGCGGGGGTATTGCCGGCGATGCCGATGGCTACGAACGCTTCGGCGATGGCGGGGCCGCCGTCATAGCGTGCGGTGCCCTTGAGGACCGTCTGGTCCTGCAGGAAGCGGACATGCTCGCTGGTGGCGAAGCGCGGGCCGCGTCTCTCTGCGAGGATGTAGAGCTCGAAGTAGCCGCCGATGATGACGTTGTCGGGCAGGAAGTTCAGCACCTCGATGATGCCGCCGATGACCGGCATGGAGCCGTTCACGCCGGCGACGATGGCGCCGCCTGCGTCGATGGTCATTGCAGCGGAGACGATCGCGGTGTAGGTGGTCTCGTTCATGACCCAGACCTTTTCGCCGCGGGCGTACTTGCCCTTGGCAGCGCCGGAGGCCAGTGCGATCTGCTGGAAGAGCTGCACGCCGGTGGTGCCGGCAGAGATGCTCACGATGTTGGTCGTGTGCAGGTCAGCCCAGGGCCGCGCGTTGGGGGAGTAGCCGGCAGGCTGCTCAGTCTGGGCGAGTCTGCTCATGACGCCCTCGGGCATCTTGAGCGCGGCAGAGGTATTGCGGCCATAGAGGATGGCCTTGTCGAGCGCGAGGCCGATGGCCTGGCCCAGAGCATCCAGCAGCTCGGCGACCAGATCCAGGTCGCTGTCCTCGATGTTGGCGTTGCAGACGGCGAAATAGCCGGCCACCTTGTAGCACTGCATCTCCATGTCGTAGAAGGCAAGGGTCAGCTCGTTGAGGTTGGCGCAGCAGTCGGTCCAGATGGCCTCGGGGACCTGGCCCATGATGAGGGCGCGGGCATCGCCGTTCACGGCACGGACGGTGACGTGGCGGTACAGCTTGGAGTAGTTGATGAGGTTCTCGCGCAGCAGGCCCAGCATGACCTCAGGGATCGTGACGCCCACGTTGGTCAGGGCGCGCTTCTCGCGGATCGCGCTGCGGATTTCGGTCAGGTATGCCTTGACGTCCTGACGGGCGGCGAAGGCGTCGCGCTCCTGGGCGCTCATTTTGCCAAACACTTTGGCGCGGGTTACGATGTTCATGGTGGAACCATCCTTTCTTTCCTCCTGCGCAGGGGCAGGGTCAATGTTTGCCGGGGGCGTGGTGTCCTGGCGGGATTCCTCCTCGGCCAGTTCATTCTCCATGGATGCGATCTCGGCCTCGGCGGCGGCCACAGCGTCGCGGTGGGCGGTGTACTCGGCGTCGAAGGTGTTCACGGCATCCTCGAGGGCGCTGCGGTCCTCGACGGGCGTGTTCTCGTCGATCTCGTCGATGGCTGCGGTGTACTCGGCCTCGCGCTGCTGGAACTCCTCGTCCTTCGCGCGGAGCGCGGTCAGCGCGGCCTTTTTGTCGTCAATTTTCTTGCGGAGCAGAAGGGCTTTCAGTGCCATGTCTGAGCACTCCTTTCAGTTTGTTCTTCCAGGCGTCCAGGTGCGCGGCCATGGCGGCCTCACGCTGGGCGCTCCGTGCGTTTACGCTGGTTTCTTCGTATGCGGGAAAGGTGCAGACGCTCACCTCGTAGAGAGGATCCACACGGGTGATCGTCCAATGGACGGAGCCGTCGTCCTTAAAGTCGGCCTCCTCGGACCCGATCATAAAGCCGAAGGAGCACTGGTTGACATCTCCGCGCTTGACGCGCTCGTAGAGGTTCATCGCGTCCATGTCCTTGGGGTTGATCAAGATATCGCCCCAGAGGCCGCGGCTGTCTTCGCGGAGCTGCAGCGTGCCGGCAGTGTTGCGGCCCAGCACCAGGGTGCTGTCGTGATTGGTCAGCGCGCGGACGTCACCGGAGAGGCTCGCGGCAAAAGCGCCCGGGGCGATGCTCTCAGTCTCCCAGGGGTTCAGCTCGTAGATGCTGCCGAAGACGGCGAAATAGCCGGAAATGTGGAGGGTTCCGTCCTCCTCGCGCGTCTCAAAGCTGGTCGGCACGGTCCTGAGCTGCCGCATGGCCGTGTCCCGTTCATTCTTTTTCATTGGTGTTCTCCTTTCGGACAAGGCAGCGTTTTGCGCCCGGGCTCAGCGCCCACCAGCCCTTGCAGCTCTTGAAATACTGATACGCGCACGGGCCGCCCGCCTTGTTGCACTTGATTCGCATGCCCTCGCCGTAGCTGGCCTCGGGGCAGTCAAGCGGGATCTTCATTGCCGTCTCCTTCCTCCCCGGCGTCCAGCAGCTTTGCCTGGTTGCCGCTCTTGTCGTAGGGGATATAGTTTTCGAGGATCTTGTACTCGGTGAGGCCCGCGGGCGGCATGTGCATGCGCTCGCGCCACTCGTCGCCGTTTACAAAGCCCCGGTCGGCGCCGGAGAGCAGGACGGAGGACATGCGCGGCATGTCGTAGTCGAGCAGGCTCCAGACGTTGAGCATGATGTAATACTCGGGGGAGTAGATGAGGCAGCGGGTCATTTCCTGCTGGATGATCTGCGCGATCGTCCGAACCTTGGTCTGCAGGAAGTTGTTGTACTCGTCACGTTTGAACTCGCCCACGCCCAGCAGGAAGGGCGGCACGCCGATCACGGCTGCCACCGTGCGTTTGTCAAGTTCCACCGTGTCCCGGATCGCGAGATCCGCCAGCGACAGCGGTCGGATCTGTTCCACCTGGAACTGCTCCGCCGGGATCAGCCAGGGCTCGCCGGGCGTCGCGGGCTTGACGTAGCTCTCCAGCAGTTTCTGCCGCCCGCTGGGAGAGGAGAACTCGTCGGAGAGCGCGTCAACCTTGACGATGATGGAGGGCTTCCACTCGCTGGCCATGAAGGCGTTTTCCGTCTTCTGGGCCTGCTTGAGGTTCTTGGCGATGTCCTTGAGCGTCACGGTCACGCCCTGGCCCTTCCACAGGTAGTGCGGGTCAGGGTTGTAGACGAAATGCATCACGTCCTCGGGGGTTCGCGGCTGCCCGTCGATCAGGATCCGGTAGTCCCGGAAGGAATTGCCCACCGGCATAAAGTCCACGCGGTCGGCCGTGATCGGCTCCATGCTCTGCAGCATGCCCTGCCAGGTGTGCGGCACGCACACCGCGTTCCCGCGCCCGTATAGCAGCATGTTCATCACGTTGGTGATCAGCCAGTTTGTGCGCGTCATGTTGAGGTTCGGCGTGATGTCAAGGACCCGTGAGAAGGCATTCTGCACCCGGCGGTCGCCCTGGTCGGTGTTCTGCATGAGGTAGATCGTCATGCTGCCGATCAGCTCCGCGATCCGGAGGCAGCCCGTCTGGATCTCCGGGTTATCGCTCAGGCGCGTGTAGCCCGGCACGCACAGATCACCGTCGCCGATAAAGGCGAGGAGCTGCTGCACGCTCTGGGTGCTGACGGTGGGCTTGTCTCTGGCCTGGCGCGCTTTGCGTTTGTTTTTCATGGCGATTCCTCCATTCTCATATCGGGTGCCGGCGCTCGTCCGGCTTGTCGTCCTCAAACCATCCCTCGCCGGCGCTGGAGCGCTCTGTGTCGATCAGCATGCGCACCGTGGCGAACACCGCCGCGTCAAAGACGTCTATGCGGGCATGCTCGGCGAGTTTTTCATATTGCACCGCGTCGTCGGTCTTTTCGACGGCGCGCACATTGGAAACGCAGTATTCAAAGGGCTCGGCGCCGAAGTAATACAGGCAGCCGATCTTTGCCTTGTGCTCGATATATCGGAAGCCCTCGGATTTCTGCAGGTAGAGCTGCGGCTGGTCCTTGATCCGGAATCCGGCCTTGCGCATGGCCGTGTAGTACGGTCGGGCGAATTTCCGGTCGTGGCCGACGCGCTTGATCGTAAAGCCCCGCGCCTTCCAGGCGAGGAACTGTTTGACTGGTTCCGTCGGGTCCATCGACGGGGTGTTCGGCATGTCGAGCCATCCGTCCTCCTGCCAGCCGAAAAGCGGGATCTGATCCTGGTCGGCCTTCTCGGTGGCTGCCGTCACCGGGAACCAGCAGTGGGGGAGGATAACAAGCACATCCTCGGGCGGCTCCCAGGCGCTCTCGCTGCCGTCGGCCTTCGCCCAGCGTCTGCACCACTCCGCTGCCGTCTTTTGTGAGATCTCGCCCACGAGATCGGCAGCCGTAAGGTCGTGTAGTTTACTAAGGTCCGCGCCGCCGAACCAGGCCCGGATGATCTTCGCGGCCTCCTCTTGGGTCCAGCGATAGTGCTCGTCGCTGCGCCGGAACTCATCCAGGTCGAACCATGCCTTGTAGGATCCGACGAAGCGGTTGAGGCTTCGGGTAAAAAACTCTTTGCGCAGCATTGGGTTGTGCTCGGCCTGCTGCGCCGAGGCGATCATGTCCTCCGGCCGGATCGTGATGTTATAGGCGGGGTTTGCCGCCCGGTGCAGCTCCGGCATGGTGAAGATCTTCGGGTCCGTGTACGGCACGCCGCCGATCTGATCGGGGCACTGTGCCAGCAGAACGAAGGTCCGGTCTGCTGCCGGTCCGGTCACGGTCCCGCGCAGCACGCCCTCCATATAGTTCCGGTGCTGGGCCGCGAAGCCCACGCCGTCGTCGCCGGCGGTGAAGGTCGTCAGCAGCAGCTTGTTCGTGAAGCCCTTCATGGAGTCGCGCAGGCGGGTGTAGGGGATCGCGTTTTTATAAAGCTCCAGCTCGTCCAGGTGCACAAACTGCGCATTGAACGAGTCAAAGAGGTCCGGTTTGAAGGCCAGGGTGTCGACGATGATGTGCCCGCCCCAGAACTCGCCCTCGATCCGGTGGCCGAGGGAGCTGTCCAGCATGCGGAGCTTGCCGGGCGGATTATTGTCCGCCACGAGGCCGAGCTGGACAAAGTTGTACTTGATCCAGTTAAAGCCCTCCATCGCCTGTTTGAGCGATCCGGCCACCGTGATCGTCTTGACGCCGCTCATCCGGTAGTACATCGCGAGGCTCATGTTGAGCCCGCGCCCGAAGGTCGTTTTGACCGACTTTCGGGGGAGCATGAGGTCCGCCTCGGTAAAGCGCCGGATCTGCGTGCCCGGCAGGTAGAAGCCGCAGACGTTGTAGGTCGTGAACACGTGCCAGGGCATGAGCTCGAAGGGCTTGCCGCGCAGCGGCGTGCCGTCAAGGCGTTCGGCCTGGGCAAAGGTGAAAAGCCCGGTCATGATCGAGATGCAGAACTCCGGCAGCGCGGTCTTGAAGTCCCAGCGCCCGGCGTCCAGGTCGTCCAGGAAGCGTCGCGCGCCCAGGCGCTGCAGCTCCTCTATGCCGTGATCGTCCCAGGTGTCGCGGGCATATCGCAGCGCGATGTCGAGGTGCGGCGCTTTACTCATCCTCGCCTCCGCCGTCATTGCGAACCAGTGCCGCGGCACTGGTGTGGCAATCCGTCCCCGTGTCCACAGTGGGCACGTCGTAGCTCTCGGCCTGGGCGAGCAGCGCGTCGAGCTTGGCGGAGATCCCGCCGTCCTTCGCCGGCGCCTCCGGCACCGCGCCCCGCAGCCGCCGCAGACTCTTGGGCGTGAGCCCCATCGCCTCGCGGAAGGCGAGCGCGTCGCGCTCGGCCTGGACGATCAGCGCGTAGTGCGGATCAAGGAAGGACGGCTTGCCGCCCGGCGGTGCGGATGCTGCCCATGCCTTCTGCAGCCGCGTCCGGCGCCGGTCGATCTGCGCGAGCTCTTTAACCATTGGCGCGAAGGCGTCCTCCCAGATGCCGAGGTCCTTGAGCTGCTGTGTATAGATCTGTTCACGGGTCTGGCCCATGGCCTTGCCTCCTGTTATTTCACCGGCAGCCCGCGCGCCCTTCTGGCGCTGGGCGTGATCCCGAGCTCCGCGCCCAGGGTGAGGATCTGCTTCGTGAGCTTGTCCTGCACGCCGATCCACTTCGCCGCCTCATCCCCGTCGCCGCGGGTGACGGACTCCTGCACCAGCGCCGAGACTTTGAGGTATTCGTTTTCGGCGAGGATGTACTTCCCGGCGGTGTCGACGTTCAGCGCGTCCAGCGTGCCGAGTTTGACGAGCTCCGGCGCGAGCTGCGCGTACCGCGCCGCCAGACTTCCCGCCAGATATACCGGACACGCCGGCGGGGAAGGGGACCGGTCAGCCATTGAGCAACACCGCCTTCTTCCCGGTGAAAGTTTCCCACCGGTCGATGATGACGTCGCAGTAATGCGGGTCGATCTCCGTCATCCGGCACTTTCGCCCGAGCTGCTCGCAGGCGATCAGCGTACTGCCGGATCCGCCGAAGGGGTCAAGTATTTCATCGCCATTTTCTGAGTAGTCACGTAGTATGGCGCCAATCAGGCCGACCGGTTTTTGTGTCGGATGCACGCGTTTTCGGCCTTCGGACTTTTTGTCTCCTTGCCTTGCCATCCCGGCCCAGAGCCAAGAGTATAGCCGTGCGTGCGTTTTGAAGGACGCCCAAGCGAGCTCAACGTCAGCAAAATTATTGTCTCCGGTGCGTTTATCCCATACCAGCCAGCACGGGGACGGCGGAAGGAAGTCAGAAAAGTAATTCGCGCCAAATAAGATCTGGTTCCGGGACACTTCCCGAAGGATCTTAAAGTTTTTCCGTGCAGCATCGGTATTCTCGTCGCCAATGACCGGAGCATATTCGTTGACCGGGCAAGCAACAGATCCACCGATTTTGCCTTTGAATGTGGCGGGCTTCGCGCCTCCGATTTTATTCCCGGAAACGATTTTGATTCCGTACGGCGGGTCCGTAAAAGCCAGGGCAACCTGCCCCCCCCCCGGCGCACACGTGCACGTCCTCGGCAGACGTGGCGTCTCCGCACATCAGACGGTGATCGCCGAGCTGCCAGATCTGGCCGCGTTTTGCGCGCGCTTCCTCGGGAGGCTCTTCGTCAAAGTTATCCTCGACGATTTCCTTTCTTTGCGTATCCCCGATCGTTAATCCGGACGGGTCGAATCCCGTGATGGTCACGTCAAAGCCTGCAGCCTGCAGTGCCTGCATCTCGGCGCGGAGGATCTCCTGGTCGGTGCCGGACTCGGCCAGCAGGTTGTCGGCGTGGACAAATGCCCGGCGCTGGGTCTCGCTCAGGCCGTCGATCTCGATGCACGGGAAGTCGGTGTCGCCGCGCTGCCGCGCCGCCAGGATCCGCCCGTGCCCGTAGATCAGATTCCCGGCCCGGTCGATGCCGGCCGGCACGATCCGGCCGAACTCGTCGAAGCTGCCGACCAGCTTGTCGATCTGCTCCTGCGGGTGGAGCTTCGCGTTGTGCTCGTATGGGATGAGCTCGTCGATCTTGCGCCAGACGAGTTTGATTTTCGGTTCGCTCATTTTTGCCTCCGTGGTTTGAAATGCAGCGCCTGGCCTGGTCTAACATTTTCGTGGCGTCACGAAAATGGTCACGCCGGGAGGGTCCCAGCCCTTCGCCCAGGCGAGGCGCCTGCCCGCGATCATGTCCGCGGCCCGTGCGGGCGGTTCGTGTCCGCGGCCCGCGCGCTGCGCGGAAAGTCTTTGATTTTTATATCTCCGATTTCCCGGAATTTTCCCGCCGCCCCAAAATTTCCCCTGCGTGTGTAAATACC